AGAACCATTAGCTGCTAGGTAATCGCTGCGATGATCCGCATCGGCATAACAGACATTCCCGTTACGATCCTCATACATTTGGCCTAGAGCAGAAGTAGCAATCTGATCGACCAAGTTACTTGACTTCTCGGTCTTAGAGGCAGTCTGACTAATCATGGTGTAGAAGCCAGCATCTACCTCACCTACATAAGTCTCAGCTGTAGCCCATGTGACTGTTGGTGGATAAGTTGCCCAAGTAAGCGTAGGGGTTACTTCTGCCCATGAATAAGTTAAAGCACTGTTTAAGATCGCTGCTATCTGTGCACCATCTAAGGCTTCTGCAAGAGCTGTGTTATAGATGGCTTTAGTAAGTTTAGCCAGTGAGCCAATGCCAAGAATTGTGCCAGTGGTAATATAGCCAGTTTCTTCTGGGCTTCTGACACCGATTGAGAAGTCTGATACTTCACCCCCAAATACAGTGATATAAGTACCGCTGGAGTTTTTAAGTTCTAAAGTTATTGACTCAGTAACATTGATAGTAAAGGGTGAGCCATCTGTATTAACTATCTGTACTTGGCAGTAACCAGCAGTCGGCTGTCTATCGACATCTAACCGACCGGTTGCATATGAGACAGATGTGACAGTTGTATAGACATCATCATTTATTGTCACTCGCCATTCTGGAAGCCATGTCATTAGTTAGCGACCAGCGTTCCTCTATCTCTGGCATTTTGTAGAAAGTCATTGATGGCTTCTGCAACAGCGTTAGGATCTGTAAAGGCTGGAGCAACGACAGTAACTTCTACCTTAGTTGTACCGCCTGAATAACCCATATCAGAGCCAGGGAAGCCACTGGAAGCATAAGACCCCGCATTGCTTCCTCCGCCACCGCCTGAAGGGACAAACCTACCAGCTTCTAATAATGCGTTTATTTCAGCAGTTGTAAGAGCTGAAGGCATGCCAACAGGACTAGCATTAGGGTCACCCAAAATAGGCGTAGCGTTCTTTGTCACAGTGCCACCTGTGCCACCTCCTATAAGCCCTAGTAGCCTTATAGCCTCATCAAGGTTAGCCAGGTTAATTAAATCCTTGGGCAGGATTGCATCAAGGATGCCCTTGATCTCAGTAAGTTTTAGGCTTTGACCATTAAGCGCACCAAGCACACCAAGGTCTGCATTTAGTTTATTGGTTGCAGCAGTAATCGCTTTTACATCCTGAGATGCAATGGCTTCTTCTAGTGCAAGGATAGATGCCTTAACTTCTAGGCGAGCAAGATCATTAGTGATCTGTAGCAGTTGTGCCTGGCTAGTTACCTTACCTAGTTGCTCAGCCTGATTCTTTTCAGCTGCTGCTAGTTGAATCTTTTCCATGTCAAAGACATTAGATCCCTTGCCAAGGGCAAGGTTAGCCTTGTCGATGGCTGCCTTTAATTGCTTGGCTTTAAGTTGCTTCAATTCTTCTGCTGTAAGTTTCTTGCTAGAGCTAAGGGTTGAAGCAGCGTACTTAGCTTGTAATTCTGCTAAGTGCGCAAGCCCTGCTGCTGTGCTGTCACCAGCAACGCCTTTGTTAAGAAAATCAAAGATGCCGCTTAAAGCCCCAACACCTGTAAATTGAAATAGTTTTTCTAGATCAAAGATTGCCCCAGTTAAGCCTTTAGGTAACTTAAACAATGGCCCACCAGTTTTAGCAAGAAGATCGGGCACTGTCTTTAACAGGCCAAGCAATAAACCTATAGCTTGAATAGACTTAGATATTTCGGTAGCAAAGTCCTCAATGTCTGTAGTTAAACTATTAATTGATTCATCTTTGCCTAACCCTTGAAGGGCAGCGATTAAACCAGTTCCAATAATTTCAGAAGCGTTATTTGCTGCAACTGATAACTTGTCAATAGATCCCTTGAAAGAATCTGCTTGCCGTTCAGCCTGACCAGCAAAAAGATCTGTTAGTTTTTGGGTTATGTCTGCAAAGTTACCTGTTTTAAGTTCGGCTTTAGTTAAGCCAACACCTAAGCGACCTAGACCTTGCAAATTACCCAGGAAAGCCTTTTGTAATCCCTGAGTGACTTGGGTTAAATCTTTACCTGTGCCTGCTGAAATATCTAGAGCAAGACCCAATAACTTTTGTGATTCTGAAACTGATCCAGTTGCTCTCAATAACCTGTCCATAGCAGGACGAAGTTCGTCATCAAGAATTCCTGTTTGACGCTCTAAATTACTTATGAATCCATTAACGGCCTCAGCAGTGTTGCCAGTCTCTAAGCCAAGGTTTTTTAGTGTCTGAGCTAATGATGCTTGAGCTGCCTGATCTTCAGCAGCAGCCTTGATAGATTTCTTAGCATAAGCAAGGACAGCAGCTCCGCTAAATGTTAAACCTAAAGTCTTGCCTAGATTTTTAGCACTTCTGTTTAATTTATCTGTAGAAGTCTCAGCTTGCTTGAAGGCTTTTTTTCCAGTGAACTCCGCTAAAATATCAATAACTATATTGCTCATGCTGCTCCCTTTGCGCTGCCGGATGCCATGCGAGCCTTGAATGCTTTGTCTGTTTTATCTATGGCATCAAAGATAGCCTTGATTTGCTTGCCTTCATCTTGTGCAAATGCACGATAGATCACACGACCACGCATATCTTGACCGGCCTTTTTGCTGCCGTACAAAGGGCCTTGCTGCACAAAGCGAGCACCGGCATTAGGATTGTTAGACTTGCTAGCTGGATCGCCATTTGGATTTTTGCGACCAGCAGTTTCATAAATAGCACCGGCTGCTGATTTATTTCGGACTCGAAACAATGATCTAAATCCTTTGGAGTTGGGCTTGCCATAACCCGTGCGATAAACAATGCCGCGTTTAATAACAGTGGCATCATATCGAGGGAATGGGCGCAATCTGCCAGAAGTGTTAAATGCTTTAGGCTCAGCTGAAGGCTGTCGATCCCAATTATAAAGATTACCTGGAGCAGAACTAGGGACAAAGCCTCTAGCAGATTTCTGTATAACTTTTAACGACTGAGTAATCTCAACTGTTAATTGTTTAGCAAGATCTGGCGCATAGGCGTTAAGAGCCTTACGAAGTGCGATTACCCCTCTTACTTCTACTGGCATCGCTCACCTCTTTCGCTTCATCTTTTAGACCTTGTACTAGAGCATCTAGCATGGTCTTATCTAGTTCTAACAGTTGCTGTGGCGCGATCCCCAACCTAATGCTTAGCCTAGCGATTAGGTAGGTGAATGGTTGATCGCGCTTTAAGCTAAAGGGTCAGAGTCTTCGACAGAAACCGATTTAAGGGTTTCTATGTACTCCAAACCAAAAGGCTTAACAGTTTCACCTGATCTGCGTGTTACTTCCCAAGCGAGCCAATAGACATGACTTTGTAGTTCCTGATCCCTGAACGCCTTATGAAAACCCATTTTAGCGTACTGCTCAAATGCGTACTCCACTGCTGGAGTAATCTCGCCTTCTAGTACGCTTCCATCTTGTCGAACGATCTTTAACTTTGCCATGTCTTTGCCCCTTAGTTAGTTTGTTATGAAGTTGTTACTGCGATTGTGCCATTTACATTAAATGTACAGCTTTGCATGGATAGATCAGCAACAGAACCATTTACATCTGTTGTGCCGTTGATCAAGCAAGCCATAGTGTAGAGAGGGTTGGTTGCAGATGTAGCAGCTGATGTCTGCTTTACTGTGATTGTGGTTGATGTTCCCCACACAGCTTGTAGAGTCTGTAGAACCTCTGAAGATGCTGTGTCGTTTAGGAAGTCAATAGTAATAGATGATGCTTCTAGACCTTTAACAAACTTATGGCCGGAATCACCCATCGCTGTTACTTCTAGTTCATCAAAATTGCGGTTAATTGTTATTGCTGTTACATGGTCAGACAAGTCCACTGAATTGACTGTCAAGACCACGCCATTGTTTAGAAATACAGCCATTGGATTATTCCTCGTCTTTCTTAGTAGTTACTGGCTTTGGTGCTGGTGTGCTAACTTGCCCGATCTTGATCAGGAAGTCTGCATTTTCTTTTTCCCACTCGGACATATTAACTCCAACTCGTAAGGATTGATACGGACATCTCGCAGCTGAGTAAGTCTCCAGACGCAGCGTT